AGTGCTAGGTCAATTCTCATCTTTTCACCCTCACTAAATGAGGCATATGAAAAATTATCATGAATAGGTGATTGAACGGTTTCGTTAAACTCCTCATCAAGAGTAAAGTTAATGTAAAAATCCATCATCTGTAGATAACGGTTTACTTGTTGATTTATCAACGGTAGATACTTCTTAATGATTTTAGTTTTAACTCCACCATCCTTGAGTAATGAATACGAAAAATCGTGATAACGAATGGTTTCTTTCTTAGAAGCTAATGCTTCATAAGTTTTTGCTAAATTTTCTTTGAAAGATTCTAACTTCTCATGCTCAGTATTTCTGTCTGCAAGTTTTGAGGTAAGTGCCTGAATTTCCGATTCAAGATCTGTGATCTGTCGTTGACATCCAGAAATGTGAGTATTGTTTTGAGAAATGCCATGTGTTAGTTTAGTAATCTCCTTCGATAGGGCAGTAAATTGACGCTCTCGTTCTTCTTCGTTTTCAATTGCCTCCTCTAGTTCTTTATAACCAGATCGCAACTCTTTAGCTTTAGTTTGAGCATCAGCGATTTTATTTATTCTAAACTCCTCCTCAATGTCCTGCCCACAAGTAGGACAAACCGTATGATCTGTGAAAAACTTATGGTCTTTTGTAATGGTAGATACCTTACTAGAGATTTTTCCTTTAAGGTTTCCTAACTCACGTAATTTTTTTGTTGCACCTGTTACCTTTTCTTGTTCTTCAGTAAGTCCAAATACCTGATCCTCTTTATGTTCGTTCTGTAACATTGCTGCACAAATTTCATCACCAAGTGCTTTACTCTTTTTCCTCTTTTCTTCTATTCTTTCCTTACCTCTACTCTCCAGTTCTTCAATAAAGTTCTCTTGCATACCTACTTTATCATTAAGAGATTCTTTCTTAAGATCTAATGTCCTTATTTCATCCCTAACAATTTTAATCTCATCCTTAATAATATTATTCATTGATGAGAATATTTTTATATCCAATAAATCCTCAATAACATCTCTACGATTAGGAGCACTCAATTGCATAAAAGGAACAAAATTAGTAGATCCTAGAATAACAATTTGAGTAAAAGACTTATAGTTCATCTTAAGAACATTTTGTTCTAGCCACTTCTGCTGATCATTAGCATTAGCAAATTGATCTAAACAATTATCATCCCTATAAATTTTAAATATATTTGGTTTAATTCCTCGAACCACTTTCCACTCAACATCATTTATTGATAACTCTACTTCTACTACACAATCTTTTTCATTTACAGAATTTAAAAGTTGAGACTTATTAATTTTTCTAAAAGGCTTACCAAATAAACTAAATGTAAGTGCATCCAATACAGTACTTTTTCCAGCACCATTCTGTCCTACAATTAATGTAGTTGAATTTTTAATAAGTTCAATTTCACTAAAGTGGTTTCCTGTTGAAAGAAAGTTTTTCCACTTTATTTTTTTAAATAAAATCATTTGTTACAGTCACATCAGGAGGAACAATAATATCATTGGGAGTAATAATAGTATAATGATACCCATGTTGCTCACATGTTTTGAGAAGTACTTCCTCCTCAATCTCAAGCAAAGTCATATCAGGATAACCTTCATCCTCCAACATCATAGCATATCTTGTAGCATCATCTTCTTCTTCAAAAATATAGAGAACTTTTTCTCCTATTTCGTTGGCGACAGAGTAAGCACCCTCCTTTTCCTTACCCTCTATAGTGAGTATGAACATTATACCATCTCACATGCCTTTTGGTAAGTGTTTTGTATATGCTTCTGTATTCTAGATTTATCAAGATCAATTTCAGCTTCTTGAACATACCGATTAAGTATTGAAAGAGTATCTTCTGATTCAAATGCTTCAAAATCATCTGCTTGATGAAACCCAAAATTTTCTACTATCTTTAACTCAGCAACATTAACAGAATATAACTTATCAATAAACTTTTCAAATTTTATCTGATCAGACTTTCTCCTTACTACTACCTTTACTATTTTATTTTCCAACTCTCTTGCATCAAACAATTGATGATCTTGATCATTATAGTAAATTATTTTATGAAGTCTATATGGGTTATTAACTGGAATATGTTCTAGTGTCTCTGTGTCAAATAAATGAAATCCTCTATTCTCATCATCTACATCATTCCAAAACATCTCATAAGGATTTCCAAGATAGTAAATATTATCTTGATTAGATCTACAATGATAATGTCCAGAATATGTTTTTTTAAATTTCTTAAATATATCCCACTCCATACCATGCTCCATCATATGACCTGGTGTGGCTCTAAACCCATTCAATTCAAGATGCCCCATACAAACAGGAGATTGTGACTTATTGATCATCGCTACACTCTTTTCTTTATTCTCACTATTAATCCAAGGCACAAGGAGAATACTTAAACCACCTACTTCTATAGGAGTTGTTTCTGCATAGATGGGAATATTATCATACTCTCTCAATAATAAGTCTATCGCATTTATATCATTTGTATTCTTATAGTATGCTGTATGATTACCAACGATAGTATGGACAGTAATGCCCATATCTCTTAGTCTATCAAAATAATGATCTTTAGCCCATGTCAATGCAGAAAAATCAATTCCTTTTCTACTATCAAAAGTATCACCCATATCAATAACCGTGGTGATACCTTCTTTCTCAAGAGTAGGAAAGAATACATCATTATAAAACTTTAGAAAATAATCGTGAAAAAGTTTAGAGTTTTTACGACACCCAAAGTGTTGATCTGTTATTATAGCAACTTTCATCAGTTACGAAGTTTTGCATGTACAGCATCTTTGATTGAATTATAGTCAGAATACTTGTCTCCGTCAATCTTATTACTGTCATCAAACACTTCATTATAACCAGACTTTTCAATAATCTTATTCTTGATCTCTAATTGACGTTTCTCTCTTTGTATTCTGCGGAGAAATGCATAATGTATAATTTGCGTAAAGTAAGCAAAAGGATTCTTGGATTTCTCAGGATTAAAATTATGTATGTATTGAACGCAATTTTCGATTCCATCAGAGATCATGTCCTCCTTGAACATGTAATTAACAAAGTTTGGTTTGAATGATAAATGATTAGCAATCTTTAAGAAACACTCACCTATGTACCTTGGTATAACAGGCTTGGGTTTATCTCTAATTTTAGCAATCTCAATATCTTCTTGATATCTAATCAAAGCAGCAAGAAACTCTTTATTGTTTACATAGTGCTCAGACCTTTTACGTTTAGCCATAGTGCCTGTCTTTATTACCATAAGTCTTTATCACTATTATGTATTAATTATAGCATCCAACACAATAGTTGACAAGGTATCAAGATAACAGTAGAATAACTCTGTTAGGGTTGAAGAGAAAGACTTAGCTTTTATTATTTGTACCTTTAGTATCTTCTTTATTATAAATTTTTTCTAATATCTTTTTAGCTTCTTTTACGTTACTTAAATATCCCATTTTACGATTCATTTTAGATTTTGAAATATTACCAGTTTCTCTTGCAAAATTTTGATGCATCAATATCATTTCATCATCCATTGATTCTGATAGAGTTATAATATTATCCATATTAATTACAAACATATCTTCTCTTGTTGTCTTCAACCAAGGTTCTAGACGATATCCTACAACACTTTCCTTTGCTTTTATTGCAGTTATTATTACTGGATTATGAACTACCAACATAGTCCTATTTTCTTCTTCAGAAGCTATAACCAAGGCGAAAACTTCTTCGCCTGTTTTAAGTTTTAAAGTAGCATAAAAATCGTCTTCCATATTATCCTTTTAAATTAATTGACATTATTTCATAGTTGAAGTTCTCTTCGTTGTAGATTTTGATTCTCTCAATAAAATGATTTAGAGTGTAATTTCGTTTTGTTTTAAGTGAACAATCATCTGATATATCATACAGAATTGCTTTTACTTTGTTAGTTCCTTTCCTGAGAACCCTTCCAATGGATTGGAGATTTCTAACTCTGGACTTGGAGGGACTGGCGAAGATGACGTTGTGCAGCCGCTTAATGTTAATCCCAGTACTAAAAGTACCATAACTCGCAATGATGATCGCATTTGATTCCTCTTCTGTAATTTCTCTAACCCTTTCTCTTTCACTGGCATTTACTCCACCATGAATAAAGAATACTTTACGACTAGATTTCTTATTTCTATTTATCAAATCATAAAGAACCTGACCGTGGGTTTCTACCCTACTGTATAAAACAAGAGTATTGCCTTTTAAATCAAGAGTTAAATTTTTAATAAAGTTATTTCTTTGTTCATGAGATATTAAGTATTCTATTTCATCATTATAAGTATCAAACTTTCTAGGTTTATGCTTCAATACAATGCACTGAATATCTAATTGGGAAAGATGTCCCTGTTTCATTAACTCATCAGTTTTAGTTACTTTATATGCTGGCCCAAATAATCCTTCCAATACCCACTTATGTGTTTGTGTCCCATCTAGTGTTCCAGTAAATCCAAATCTATATTTTGCATGGTGCAATTTTGTCATTATAGATATTAAGGACTTACTTTTAAATAAGTGAGCCTCATCACCGATAACCACGTTATAGTCTTCAAAAAAGGATCTCTCTAGTTTATAGACAGATTGCCATGTAGTTATAGTAACTGGGAACTCGTTGGTCTTTTCTTTTCCTGCATATATCTTGTGGCAAAATGACTCAGCGTCCCATCCGTAATCTTCAAAGTCCTTATACATCTGCTCTACTAGGGATGTCGTTGGAACAACTAAGAGTATTTTTTGGCCTTTATGAACGTAGTATCTTACGAGAGAATAAATCATCAAAGATTTGCCTGAAGCAGTTGGTGATATCAGTAGTTTTCTATTATGTTTTAGTGCATCGTATACTCCCTCAACTTGGTATTTTCTTGGGTTATGGGAACAAATAGATTGCATATAATCTCTAACACCTTCATATGAAATACCATCATTTGATTCAAATGGTGTTCCATAATATTGGTTATCTTCAAACTTATAGGTATAATCGTGCCTATCACAGAAAGCAATAATTTTATCTAACAATCCAACATATATTTTCTTCGATCTCATATCATATAGGTGTATCTCTCCATTCCAATTTCTATTACGATACTGAGGCATAAACTTTGCACCCTCTACCTCAAAGGTAAAGTGGTCTCTCAACTCATATTCAATATGAGGTTCTGTATCAATTTTTAAAAATACTTCGTTAGACTTAGATATAACGACATTTGCACTCGTATCAATCACAAAGACTCATGCGTCTATGCGTATTTATGAAGTTATGTCAAGCCCCTAACCTAATCCAGAATTGAATCTCATGAACTCAATCGCATTCTTAATCTGATATGTTCTGTTTTGTATTACCTTAAGAATACTTTCTAAGTAAACTAACATCGTATCATAGTAATCTATTTTCAATGATGTATTTGAAAGTTTCTCATCTGCATCAAGATACTTAGTCATTGTATCTTTATCTCTTATCTTTTTTGGGAATGGATTCTCTGCATACACCTCTGGTGCTGCCTTTCCACTAAAATATTCATACCGTTCATGACGGATGTTTTTTCTTTGTTGCTCTGCTTTCTTCCTTAATAAGAAGATAGTATTATAAAGTTCAAAGTATTTTGCATGAAGAGAGGGGACGTTCAATGATTCTTCGTGTAGATTATCTCTATCTATTTTTGCATCTCTTTCCCACATCTCTTGAAGTTTATCAAGATCAATGCTCATAAAGGATTATTCTGTATATCAGTTAGGTTGTATATAGTATACTTGAAAGATACGTCTGCTGTAAAGTACTCTACGTCAGTATCGGTTGCATCAAAGTCTATTGTTGATAATGTATATGGCCATAAGTCTCTAAACACAACTTGGTACTTTGGTACATTATTGCTACTTAAAATTTGAAGAGTTCCATCAGAAAAAATATCTGAAAATTTTCCTTGAGGTCCAAGAATTGCTTCTTTTTCTAAATTATTAAATTCATCAAAATTTTCGGGAAAACCCAAACCTCTAATCCATTTCTGTATTTCCATATAATTGACTAAATCTTCATCAATTAAAAAAGTAATTGTTAAATCACCAAATTCAATCTTATCACCAGGTCTATCAATATCTTTGAAGTAGTTTGTTTGTTGAGCAACCCCTAAATCCAAACTAGGAATGTTAGCTTTATTACAAAAGAATGTTGCAGCAGGACATCTTTTTATTGAAAATCTAAACCCAGTAGGAGATAAGAAATTCCTATTTTCTATAGGAGTTCCTGTTCTTTCTTTAGGTGGTTTTCTTTTAGCAAGTGCCATTATAAAGTATTTTTTAAGTATTTATCCTTTAACTAATCCTTTCTTTACAAAATCTTGCCAGTTCTCATCATGAACTATAGATTTTGCACCACCAAGTTCAATAAAGACTTTAGCAGGTTCAGATTTAGGTGTCATACCAAAACTTTCTTTAGGCGAAACTCTTATCTTTTGTCCATTTACATCTTGCTTTTTCCATAGATATGATACCCTAATCTTAAACATACTCATTTTCTGATTTGTTTCATTCTTCTTTTTTACTTTACCACCATCACCTGGATATTGAGGTAAAATGAAAATACTACCAGGAGTTGCTTCACTTGGATTATCATTAGCAATCCACTTAGGGTAAAGCAATACTCCACTCTTTTTTAATTTTGCAAATTGTTTTTTTGTTATTTCTCTTATTTCTTTTTTATTCATCTCAAGTAATTGCATTTTACCCTGATAAGCACTAGAAGCACCAAACAATCTTCTTTCAAGAATACCCCAGAAATGATTACTCAATTTAGTATTAACACTTGTAGGAATACCTTCACCAACCAATCTCCATATGGCATTTATAGCATCTTTACTTGTTTCTTCATGTCCTTTTTTAGTTGTAATACTCTTCAGATATTTCTTACCTTCAGCCACCCTAGTTGGCATAAGTTTTTTAAACATATCAAATATTTCTGGCATAGAATTATAAATTCCTCCACCATGTATGCTAACACTATCAGACTTTAAAGAAAAATTAAGTTCACTCCTAATAATTCTCTTACCATCAGCAAATATTTGTATTGTAACATCTTGCTTTATTGCTCCTCCACTAGTCTCACCAGCAATACCATCAGCATCCACTGTCCATTTCACACTATCATTTTCACTATTTTTTAGATACTTATGTTTGGCAGTTTTTAAATCCTTAAAGAATTGAGTTTGATTATTGTTTATCAAGTATAACATCTTAGTTTTAATATCATTATACTTAATATCTGCTACTTTTCCTTTTTTCTTTTCTTCATCAATCAACTTTTTTAAATTGGGCCCATAGTATGCTCCAGTTTCTGCTTCTTTTACCCTAACTTTCAATTCAACTTGAGAGAAATCTATATAACCTTCAGTACCAACAGATTCAAAATAATCTTCAGCATTCACCAATATACCCGATAATGTATCATATTTTTCCGAATCTTTTATCATATCCTTTGCTTCCTTTCCTGTTACTATAGTAATAGGTTTAAAATTATTTTTAGCAGGTGCAGATTTAGCAGGAAAGGTATTATTATAATCAACAGATTTCTTAGTCTTATCTATTAACTGTCCCAAAGTAGTATCAATTCTTAAGTCATCGATAAAATTTGCCATTGCATTTTTATCTTTACCATCTTGAGGGTCAACAAGGTATCCAGCACAATACATGGCAAAAATACCTTCCATCACACTACCTTGTTTAATAGACATAATCTTTTTTAATTATTTATTTACGCATAAAAAAAGAGACCCCCGAAGGAGTCTCTTGAGAAAATATAAGCGTCTCGCTTACATGAGGTTCTTAACAGAAACACGTCTGTAGTAACGGTTAGCGTTAACGTCAAGATCGCCATTACCTTTTGTAAGACCTTCAGCGAATGGGTTTGCAACCATACCGTATCTTGTCTTAAAGCCGATCTTAGGCTGGAATGAATTCTCTCCAACCGCACGAACCATCTGTAGAGGAACGTATGGGCAGTAGAATAATCCAGCGTCATAAGGTGAAGAACCCTTATAACCAACAACATAGTACTGGTTACCAGGTGTGCCGTTGCCAGCAGTTAGGTTAGCAGCATATGGGTCGATGTAGACTTTGTACTTACCTTGTAGAGTACCAGCAAATGTGTTACCAGTATCATCAACATTAAGGTTAGCATTAAGTGCAGGAGTGTAGTCAAGTACACCAGCCATTGTAAGTGCAGAAGCAACGTCAGCAGAACAAAGGATGATGTTACCCTTTCCACGACGAGTTCTTTGAGCGATTGCGTTAGCATCTCTCTCGATCTGGAATAGAAGTCCTTTGAACTTCTCAACTGACCAACGACCATTACTGTCGATGTCTAAGTCGAATGTTCCAGCAGTTGCAACGTTCTGTGCAGCACCCTGTTCAGCAGTCTTGTAGATAGTTCTAATAACTTCTCTGTTGATTTCCGCAAGGATCTCAGTAGAAAGGA